TGTTCACCTGATCCGACCACCACAACCAATCGCCGAACATCAGCTTGGTCGCGTAGCTGTCAAGGCCCGCCTGGCTCTTGATGGCGACCGCATTCTGAATGGTATCGGCCGCCGGCCCGGTGAGGATCATGTAGATCCCCTCCTGCAGCCCGAATCCCGCCTGGGTGGTCCATTGCGAGGAATCATCGGCGTCCGCGAGCACCGCGATCCCGCAACCCTGGCCTCGCAGCGCGTACATCCCGCTGCGCGGCGGAATGTCGTGGCCCACTAGCAGCGCGGCCGTGACGTTCACGGCCCCGTCCGCCCCCGCCGTCCCCGTCCCCAGCCCAAGCGCGAAAGCCGCCGGCGCGATGCTGGTTCCGCTGGCATTCGCGACAACCAGCTGCGAAGGCCCCCGCTGCGGCCCCACCCCTTGGTTCACCGCCGCGGCCAGCGCGGTCCAGAACGCGGCCCCGGTGCCGGCGATGTTGTCGTATACCTCCGGCTGCAAGCCCGGCAGGCTTACGGTCAGGCGCCAGGTGTTCGTCTTCGAACCGGGCACCATCAACAGGCTCACCTGGTTGCCGAGCGATCCGGTATAGAGCGCGGTGAAGGTGAAGGCCGTCCCAGGGACCATCATCTGCGCGGCGGCATCGGTGCCGTCCGTCACCCGCACGCAGCGGAAATTCTGCGCGCCCTGCTGCACCGCGGTCGCGACCGGGGTGCCGAGATCGTATTTGCGCGCCACGATCGGCCCGAAGCTTTGCGCGTAATCGGCCATGGTCGCAACAATCACCGGCTGACCGACCGGCCCCCAGGACGCGGTGCCGACCACGCCCACCACGTTCGTCGGCACGCCGTTCAGTACCAAGTTCTGCGGCGGAACGATCTGCACATAGAGGTCCGGCACCACCAGCGCGGTGGTGTTGATGGCGCCTTGCTGGACGATGGGCATGGTTCAGCCTTCCTTCGCAGGGGCAACGACGCGCACGACGTCGTGCGCGTGCTCGCTTTTCAGGATTTCGGCGATGCGTGCCGCGTCAGCGACGACGTCGCCGCGCGCAAGGCCGCCAAAGGGCCTTACCACGACAAGGTGGATGTTCATGAGGTCTCCGGATTACTGGGAGAATGCAAGATTTCAACACGTCGAAAATCGGGCAGGTGCGCAGGGAAATCGGTGGAGAATGGGACTCAGGCCACGACCTGTGTCGCATTCACCCCCAGTTCCCCGAACAGCATCACGGGCTGCGTCGCGCTCAAAACCGTCGCGTATTCCACGCTGTACAAAAGGTCCCGCCGATACAAAAGCGCGTCCTGCGACTGGTCGAACACCGTCGTTCCGGCATAGATCACCCGCCCCTGCGACCCATCCGCCAACCCCAGAAACGCGATCTGCGACATTGCCAGATCGATCGCCCCCGCCGCGGCATCCCGCGTCTCCGGCGTTGGGCACCAGCAGGTCACACGAAAGATCTGCGCCTGCCGCCGCGCTTCCTGCTGCGCCGGCGCATCCGCCACCACCCGGGCGAGAATCTCCCCCGCCCCCGGGATCGTGACGGTGGAGCCCGACACCAGCGCCATCCGCGCCACCCGCACCAGCACGCCAAGGTTCGCCGCGACCAGCGCCGGATTATCGTGCCCCTGCACCCGGTAGGCGTAGCTCACCCCGTCGATCGCCAAACCCGCGACCTGACCCGCCGCAACCACGCCCCCGAATGCCACGGAATCGCCCGCGATCTGCACCGTCAGGCTCGGCGCCACCGGCGTGCCCACCCATTCCTGCACATAGCGCGTACTGACCCGCCCGGCCCCCGGCGCGGGATAAACCGTCACGTTCACCTTCCCGGTGCGCAGATCGGCATTCAGCGCCGCCGCGTTCGGCCAGCCGCGATAGACCCGGCTGTCCGGCCCGGGCACGCTCGGCGCGCCCGGCCCGTTCGGATACAGCGCCGCCGCCGCAAGGCCGACCAGCGCCGTTTCGACATCCGCCTGGTCGGCCATCAGGTGCTCGCCTGCTTCACGGTCAGCCGCCACCCCAGGCTCGTCATCTCCGCGGCCGAAACCACGGCGTTGCGGCCCAGATCGTCGGTCATCAGATCCGCCGGCAGCAGCACCACGCCGGGAAACGCCGGCAGCAGCACGGTCCAGTACGGCACGGTGGTGTCGGACGGCAGACCCGCCTCCGGCTGGCCGCCCCCCGCCGCCCCCATCACGCTCGCCGGCCAGTTGGTCAGCAATGGCGTCGTGGTGGTCGCCGTCACGCCGCCATAAGGATTGACGCCCGAGCTGGTGGGCGCAACGGCGCGCGCAAACGACACCACCCGGCTCGTGCGCACGCACAGCACCGGCAGCAACGGCTCCTGCGAGGCGATGAACCAGGTTCCGCCGCCCGGCTGCACGAGATAATCCCCAACCTGTGTATAGGCCGCGTCGAAAATCCCGTGCACCGCCGATTCGCCGTACCCCTCGGGCCGCAGGAACTTCCCCATCATGCCGGTGAACAGCGCGTGCAGCCGCAGATACCGATTGCCGGGATCGAGCGGGTTTGCAACGCCCGTCGGACGATACGCATCGGTGCTGGCGCCCGCCGCCCGCGCGGCGACGTTCATCCCCCACTGGAGGCGGTCCTGGATGCGATCCTGTGCCATCGCCTACACGATCCAGGTGATACCGCTATCGCGCAGCGCCGGGCCGGGCGGGACGCCCAGGAACCCGCATAGCCGCCGCCGCCAGTCGTCGAACAACCGCGCGCGGTCCTGCGCCTCGGCCTTGTTGCGCGTCCACACCGCCGCCTGGTCCGTATCCATCCCGTCGCCTGCCTTCGGCACCGCGAATTCCAGGCCCGCCAGCTGCGCGAGATACGTCACCACCACATTGGTCTCGGCGACGGAGAGGTTGTTCAGCCGGAATTCCAGCAGGCCGTACACCTGATAGAATCGCCAGCTGTCGAACCCCGCCGGGGTCGCGCCATAGGTCGGATAGCCGCAATAGCGGCGGATGTCCGTCTTCTGCGCGTCGGTGAACATCAGACGTAGGACCCGTCGCCGCGGGTGAACAGCACCGCGCCCGTCCCGCTCGCCAGCACCGCGGCTGCATAGGTGATCAGCGGATTGGCCGCCAGCATCACCCGCGCGCCGGGAAGCACCGGCATATCGGCGGCACTCGCGGCAACGGTCGGGTCGGCGCCGAAGCGCACGAAGGCCAGCGCCGCGGCGGTGTTGGTCACCACCACGGACTCGCCGCCGCCCGCCAGCGCCACGCTTGCCGAGCTCGTCGCCGCGGCAAGGCTCACCGTCCCCGCGGGGCCGAACGGCTGGATTGATCCGATTGCCATGGTCGTTCCGCCCTCTCGTCGTTCAGCCGATATGCTCGATCATGACCGCGCGCTTGAATGCGGAATTGCCCGCGGTCGGGACGGTGGCCGGGTTGGTCGTGGTGTCCGATGGCGTGCAGAAGCCACCAATCCAGTACCAGGACTGGGCGATGATCTGCTGCAACCGATCGAGCGGCTCGCGCGTCACCATCGCCACGCCATCGACGATGTTCACGATCGAATCCTTCGGCGCCACGTCGTCGGCCGCCATGCCGGCGAAATCGCCCTCGATCAGCGCACCCTGGCCGCAGATGATCGGCCGGCGCACCATCAGCCCGGACAGCGACGGATGCGCCTGCAGGAAGGCCTCGGTGGTGGGCACGAAGCGCAGCCCCAGGAACTGGTTCACCATGCCGCGGCGGAACACCTGGTTGGCCGAGGTGGCACCCTGGAACAGCTGCTTGAAGTCGGGGTCGGCGAACAATTGCCGCGCCGAGACCGGATCCAGATAGCAATTATAGACCCCATCGATCTCCGGCACCGCGTTCACCCGCAGCCGTGCCACCGCGTCCAGCAGGTTGCTCATGCTCAGCGTGCTGCCCGCGGTCAGCGCCGCGGTGTTTCCCGCCGCCGCCGGCCGGATGATGACCGGCGCATTGCTCGCGATCACCGAGTTTGCCGTGGTCCCGTCGGCCACCGAAACGCTGGTGGCGAAGGTCAGCACACCGGAAATCCCGTTCAAAATGGTCGTGGCGTTGGGCGCGTCGGCTATCGCGCCGATCAGCGTATAGGAATTCGCCCCCACCGTGACGGGCAGCGGATTACCCGCACTGACGGGCATCTGCACGCCGTTGACGAAGGCGTTCAGGAACCCACGGATGTCATCGACCGCCACCGCCGGTCCAGGCGCGGCAAGCGTCGCCCGCACCCGCGTGTTGCCGCCGAGATAGCTGTTGAACAGCGCGTTGCGCGCCAGCTCGTCGAGGCTGCGCGCCGCCTGTTCGCCGTTCACATAGGCATTCTGCAGGAACTGGCTCGCGATCCCCACCCGGCTGGTCACCATGTTCAGATCGGTGGTGGCCGCGTAGTGGTTGATGGTGATCGTGTACTGTTCCACGCCCCAGGTGGAGGGCGTCAGGCCGTTATCGAAATTGTTGTTCGCCGCCGGCGCCAGCGGTGTGGTCACGCTCGGCTTCAGGCCGGCCCGGGTCTTGGTGAGCGTCTCGCCGATCCCCACCGCGATCTCCTCGCGGTCGGCGATCGCGCGATAGCCCAGGCGGGAACGCAACGCCTGCTCGAATTCGCGTTCCAGGAAGCCCTGCTGAATGATCGGCTGCAAAGCGGGGGGGAAATTCTGGATGCCCATGCCAGGGGGTCCTTCGCATCAGGAAATGGGAGGGGAGGAGGCGGAATCAGCCGCGGCGCTTCAGCAAAGCCGCGCGCGCGGCCCGGTACTCGTCGTCGGTCATTTCGCTCGCCATCTTCTGGCGCGGCGCGAGGGCGGCCGGCGCCTTCGCCGCCGCCGAGGAGGAGGGCGCGGCGAACAGCCATGGCTTGGCCCGTTTCAGCCCCGCGATCAGCGCGGTGCCGCCCTCGACCTCACCATCCGCGCCGAGCTTCACGTGCGACAGGTCGATCAGTTTCAGCCCGTCCAGATCGACGATGCCGGCCCGCAACGCCTCGGCCTTCAGCTCCGCCTGTACCAAGCGGGACTGTGTCTCCCGGTGCAGCGCGGTCAGCTGTTGCTCGAGGGTCTCGGCACGCGCGCGCAACTCGGCCATCCCGTCCGCGGCATCGGCCGCGTCCGAAGGGGGGTCCTGCTCGGTCATCAGGGAGTCCTTGGAAATTGAACCTGGGGATCGGCGGCGATCCGGGCGATCTCCGCCGGGATATCCTCGATGTCATAGGTGCCCGCGATCGACTTCACCGCGGTCTCCTGCGAAATCTGTCGCGACGCCGCCAGGGTTGCGAGCGTCTGCGCGTCCTTCATCCGGTCATCGGCCGTCGGCGGCACCCAGCGCGGCCACACCAGGCTCAGCCGCGCGGCGGGATCGAGGCGGGGAATCTCCTCGCCCTGCACCATCAGCCGGTAGCGTTGCGCGGCGCGCAGGATCATCCGTGCCAGCGCCAGCAACGCCCCTTCGCCGTAGCTCACCCGCAGCATGTCGGCGAGCCAGATCAGCCCCTGGTTCATCAGTTCCAGCGCGCGACCCGATTGCGCCGCGGTCAGCCGGTCCGCGTTGGCGCGGTTGCCGTGGATGCTTTCGAGCGCCATCTCGCGCAGCGCGCGCACGTAATCGAGCACCGCGGCCGAAGCCGTCCCGCCGATTTCCAGCAGCTTTGCGTCACCCTTCTCGCTCACCACCAGCGCATTGCCCGCGCCCTTCACCATGTCGCTGTCGCTGCTCGCGGGTTCCTTGATGAGCAGGGTGGGATCGCTGCTGTATTTCAGGCCGCGCCCGGCCTGGCTCAACTGGTAGTCGATCTCGATCTGCGTCTCGATCGCCGGACGGAACGTCGAAGCCCCGTCATTCGCATCGCCCGTGACGGACGGTCCCGGCAGGTTCCGCACCCACACGATCGGCACAAAGCCCAATGCGTGGCGCACACTGCGCGCCGCATCGACCTCGGCGACGGCCACCCCGCCCACCGGAACCGGCAGGAACCAGGTCTCCGCCTCGGCGTCCCAGCGACGGGTGAACCAGTATTCCGGCGCCGGATCCTGGATCGCGTAGCCATCCGCGAGCAACTGCGCGCCGGTCACCTTGTAGCGTTCGGTGACCGAAACCAGCGTGTCCGGCGCCTCCGGATCCCAGGCGGGCGTCAGGAAGATCGTGTCCAGCACGCTGAAGAACAGCCGCCCGCGCAGCACCCGCAGCAGGATCGCCACCGAGCCCACCGAGCCGCGGATCGCTGCCTCGATCATCACCTGATTGAGCCGGCAATCCTTCACGATATCGCCGAGCACGCCGCGGATCGTCGGGTCGGCGCAGTCGATCGCGGGGAAATGCCCCTCGCTGAACAGCAGCGCGACGCTGTCTTCCACCACGATGCGGCCCAGCCCGTAGCGCACGCTGGGGCGGCGGTCGCGCAGCGGGATATAGTCCCCGCCAGCGCCGCGTTCCTCATGGAATTGATAGGGAAGCACGTCGTAGAATGTGCCGTCCAGCACGCGCCCCAGGATATCGAGCGTCCGGGTTCGCGGCGCATAGTCCGGATCCCGCGGGATCAGGGCGCTGATCGTTTCAAACATGGAATTCCGATGGGTTATCGGGACAACAACGGGATCGCGAGTCGGCGTAGCGGCGCGGGTTGCTCGACCGCGAGCTTAAAGGCCCCCGCCAGGGCATCGACCTGGTCGTCCTTCCGGCCATAGGGAAAGTCACGCAATTCCTCGATGAATTCGTAGTTCCACGCGGCGCGGACCATCGCGAAATTCCCCGCCTCGATTTGCGCCGCCACGGGCAATGCGCGGATCCATTTCGACCCCGATTCGCGAGTACTCTGGACCGGAAAGCCCGCGAGCTTGCGCATATACGTTCCCACCTGCGACTTGCCCGCCTGGCCCGGATCCTCTGGCAGGCCGATCAGCACGGCCCGCCCGTCCTCGCGCGCGGCCCGCAACAGGGCCTGTTCGACCTCGAGCGCGGTCGTGCGCTGGCGAACGATATCCAGCACCACGCAGCGCCCGCCGGCCTCGCATAGCAGCTTCAATCCCACCGTGTGGTCGGGATCGTTCCGCCCGGTGGCCTCGGTCGCGGCGAGGTCCCAGGCCCGTACGATCATGCCGCCGGTGGCGTCGGGCGGGCCGTCCAGCACCGCGATCCGCGCCACCTTGAACAGACCGCCCTGCCCGGAGCGCGGCGATTGCTGGAACAGCGCGGTCCACGCGCGCTCGCCCAGCTCGTCGCGTTTTCGCAACAAGGCCCGTTCGTCCTCCCATTCCGGCCACAACGCCTCGCCGAGCTTGCGGCCCAGCGGATCGTCGGTCTCGGCCAGCGCGGGCAGGCGCAGGACGGACCACTCGGCGCGACCGCGTTCCAGCAGCCGCCCGGCCAGATCATCCTGATGCCAGCGCGTCATCACCAGCACG